AACAAAAATTAACATATAAGATTTGGTAGACTGGGATATTATACTTATCTTTACATAGTAAAAGGGTTAGGGTTAACCTCATCATTAAAAAGATAAGATATGAACAGAATAGAAAAGTTTCAGAAAGCAATTGAGGGAGTTAAGTTCACTACACCTCAGAAGAAGATAGTTAACCTCATCCTTGAAGGATACACAATTGAGGTTGTTAACAAACACCGAATGAGTGGTGGTGAGTTGATGTGGAAGAATCCTAACTCAGAATACTTAGAGTATGCTGGTAAAGTTTACAAAGCATTCTTCAATGTGTTCTATCAGATAAAGAAACAGACTGGTGTTGAACTTCCAACTACTGGGTATATTAATTAGTAATTAGATAAGATATGAAATTAGAATTGAATCAAAGTGAACTAATGTTAATCAAAGAAGCATTAACAGATTTGCAATCCCAATTGGTTGGGGTAGGAACTAAAACCAATACAATCATTGATATACTTAATAAGGTATCGGAATCGACTAAGCCTAAAGTAAAAAAGAAGTTATCCAACAAAGAGTATATGTTCACCTTTGAAGAGGGTGGTTGGAATACGGTATGGGCTAAAACCAAAAGAGGAGCTATCAAAGCGGCCATTAAAGAATATAAGAGTTCTGATGCATTAACTGTTAGAGTAGATTCGGTTCATAAGGCTACTGAGAGTGGATTGAAAACAGCTATGAATTTGTTCTATTAATATTATGTGGAGCACAGAGAGAAAGAGGTTCACCGATTCCCAATGGAATGCGTTAACCATAATGACTAAAGAAGGGGAGGTTCAATATAAGGATGAGTATGGTGTAAGGGTTGGAATTAATCCACACACATTTATTCTTTGGTATCCAAAGGCAAGTTTTCCAACAGGCTACAAAGAAGTTGAATTAAGTAGAGAATTCCTTCTTTCCGATTTTTGGATAAGTAAGCTACATGCTTTATTTAACGTATGGAAATTAACTCATCTATTTAATAGATTAGAAAAAGAAATAAAGACTTAACGATTTGTTAACATAAGAAATTTGGTAGACTAAGAAATTAGTTGTACATTAGTAAGGTAATAAGGGTTAAGAGTTTAACCCAATTGATAATTAAAAAATGAATAAAATGTTAGATTTAAATAAAGAAATGGCGTGGGTAACGTTTGTGGATAATGGTTTCGAAACTAAGTGGTTTCCAGTAACCGATGTATGTGGGAATCAATTAGAGTGGTCAGACTCAAATGAGATTATGGCCATCTGCCGTTCACAGTTCAACGATAAAGAAAATTGGGTTAGTTTTGGTATTGCTCCAACCTCTCAGATGATGATGAAACATTCAGTAAAAGATAACTTATAAAACAATTAGATATGTTAATAATTTTAGAATCAGTAGGTAGTGTATTAGATACAAACAACCTATGTGTCTATCCTCAGAATGTGGATGGTAGTTATGATAAAGAATGTAGTATCTCAATAGAAGAAGAAGAGATAGCAAAGGATTGGTGGGATACCTTATCCGTTGAAGATTTCGATACTGTAAATTGTTGTATATAATGAATTATATGGAAGCAATGGGTAATCTTTCAATGGATGATTACGTTAGGATATATGGGGAATTACCTTCCCACACAGTCCTTAAAAGAATGACACAAGAGTTTATAAAATCGTACCACACACTAGGTGTAGACAGTTTACATTTAGTAGATGGGTATGGATTAGATTGGATGACTGCTCTCATCACCTACAACGAAGAGGTAGAGGAATATGAACTATGTACTATCTTTAGAGATTTGATTATAGAGTATGAAAATGCTACAATTGAATATATTGGAGGTTTCGGCTGAAGACTTAACATTTTTTAACATTAGAAATTAGGTTATTGTACGATAATATCGTACATTAGTAGGGTAATAAGGGTTAAAAGTTTAACCCACTTAAAAGATAGATTATGTATCAAAAAATAAAAACGTTTGAAGATTTAACATTCTTCCCACATATGGGTGGAGTTGCTTCACTACAAAAGATTGGGGAATATACCCTTTCAATTATAGCAGGTGGTAAACTTGCAATGTCTTCCCCTAAAGGGTTGAACTCTTCACGAAGTTGGGATTTCCAATCTTTTGAGATAGGAATCATACACACCGAATCCGATGAGTGGGTAACCAAAGATATTCTTCAAGTCGATGCGGATACTGTAGGTTGGTTTGAACGAAGCGATATCAACAACGTTATAGAGATGGTATCTGATTATTAAATTGTAACAAGAAGTATATATGAAAAAAATCGCAATAACATTATTGATTGGACTTACCTCAATAGTAGGTATGTCTCAAAAAATTCAAAGTGATAAGATATCACATTTTATGGCTGGTGGTTTAATCACCTCATCAACCTACATAGGTTTAAATAGATTTAAACTTAAAGAAACAAATAAGATATTCATTTCAGTAGGTATGGGTCTATTAGCCGGAGTAGGTAAAGAAATATGGGACAAACAAAGAGGTGGTAAGTTTGATGGTAAAGATATTCTTGCTACCGGACTAGGTTCTATCTCAGTAACCATTCCAATCGGAATCGGAAACTTAAAACCAAAACAATAGATTGATTCACCTACAAAATAAAAAAGAAATATGAAAATCACATTTATATCAGATACACATACTAAGCATAAGCAATTAGATTTGTCAGGTGGAGATTTACTAATTCATGCTGGAGATATAATGAATAGTGGTTATAGCGCATATGATATAGAGGACTTCTGTAATTGGTTTGATGGCTTAGAACAATATGACCATAAAGTTTTTATTGCTGGAAATCATGATCGAATGTTTGAAGATACGCCAGAGAAGGCAATGGAAATTGTTAATTCATATAAGTGGATTGATTATTTGCAAGATAGTACAATTGAAGTCGGAGATGATAATGAAACAGCTAAAATCTACGGTAGTCCTTGGCAACCAGAATTTTACAATTGGGCCTTCAACTTACCAAGACGTGGAGATGGACTAATGGCAAAATGGGGAGCAATCCCAAAAGATACAGATATTCTTATTACGCATGGGCCACCACAAGGTCATTTAGATATTAGTGGCCCACCTCATAATGTAGGTGATTTAGGTTGTGAATTATTAAGAGTTAAAGTAGATGAGCAACCACCGAAGATTCATGTGTTTGGACATATACATGGAAGTTACGGTTATAAGTTTCATAATGGTACGCATTTCATTAATGCATCAGTATTAAACGAAAGATATGACCAAGTAAATAAACCAATGACTATTGATTGGGATAAAGAAACAAATGAAATAAAATGATAGGAGGAGTACAACCAAAATTATTAGTTTCCTTTGATGAAGATGGAAATATGCAATTAGATTCATTACAAGCAGAACTATTGGGTTTAGTGGAGAATGAATTTCATTGGAAACTCATCAGAGAACGAGATGGGTTATTGAAACAATCCAAAGAGGTAATGTGGATAGAGTGGAACGAGAATGGTAGTTTTAAATCTAAACATGATGAACCAGCAATCAATAGAAGTTTAATTATGTCACCGTTTAATCATTCATTCACTTGGCAAACCACAACGATTACTGAGATTGTGGAACAACGAGATGACTATATTAAATTTAAAACAGGAAACAGTACTTACGAATTATTTAAGTTATGAAAGAACAAAAAATTATGGTTACCAAAGAAAATATTGAAAGTTATAAAAGAATGATTAGACTGTTTGAAATAGCTATAGAAAGAGAACCCAATAATGAAAGAGTAGATATATGGGAAGGAAAGAAACATATGTTAGAGATGTTTTTAAAAGACTTAGGCGAATAATTTTTATTAAACCAAAACAAAGATGAGTAAAAAAGAAATAATAAAATCTCTTAAAGATATATTGGATGAAATAAATGAGACACCTAAAGATTCTTTTGTTGATATAACATATATTAAAGAGACATTAGAAGATATATTAAACCAAAACAAAGATGAGTAAAAAAGAAATAACTAATCTTAGTGACCAGATAGTAGAAGCTATAAATAACACCACTAATGATTATGATGCTAAAGAAGAAGTTATTAAAATTTTAAGTAACATATAATGAAAACAAGAAAACAATACGGAGACTCTGTTGGATTAGCAGAGGGTGCGATGTTAGGTGTTATCTTAACATTTATAGGATTATTAATTTATAATGTGATTGTATATGGGATTGGTTAAGAAGATAAAATCAAAGTTACTTACAAAACTATTTGTGGAGTGGGTAGGAGAATCTAAGGATGTTGAGGCACTTCAATTTTCTAAGGAGTTAATATCCAATAGGATAAATGTAGTAGATGGTAGACCTAATGTGATTGGGTTTCGTATGAATAGCCAGTGCGGTTAAAGATAAAGGAATGTAAATTTCTTTTAAACACACTTTTTCAAAGATGTGGAATTGATGTTAACAATTTAGTAACGTTAGAATTTGGATATGTCAAATTAATTTTGTATATTTACTTTAAATAATAAAAAGAACTATGAGTGTATTCGAAGTTATAATCGCAGGTGGGGTTATACTAAATGTGATTGTGTTTTTATGGGGGGTGTTTCACCTCGCTAAAGCAATTGGGAATCGTAATAATAATAAAGACGTGGGATTATGAAACAGTTTATTGAAGATTCAAAGTGGTTTTACCGTACCAGTATGTCGTACATGGATGGTCATTCTAAGTGGTATGTTTATTCAAGAATGCCTATCGCTTATATTAAATTTATGTTGTATCAATATCGAATAATCAAATAGTATGAAAAAAGTAGTAATTAGTTTTATCGGGTTTGTTACATTTTTAACAGCCTGTGTTTTGTTTTCTTCTTGTGAGAAACAAGATGATTGCAAATTATACCGATGTGGAACTAAAGAAGTTAATGTTATCAATCATGCCGCATATTACCAATCAGATAACTGCGAATGTATTGAAAAATTTAAATAATATGAAAAAGTTATTAGTAATAGCGGCAATGTTTGTTGGAGTAACAGCATCCGCACAAGAAGTTTACATTCCAAATGCATTTACCCCTAATGGTGATGGACACAATGATATTTGGAAACCTGTGTTTAGTGATACACTTACTGTCAAACAATACGACTTACAAATATTTGATAAGTATGGTGTATTAGTGTTTTGGACAAACGACCCTACTGATGGGTGGGATGGGTTACCATTTGATAGTACCTATGTGTATAAACTAACTATGAAATATGAAGGCCATCTAAATGGTATTAGTAAGAGTGGAACTATAAAATCAATACATTAAGATGAGCAGAAAAGAACAAACCGAAAAGTTTGCATTAAGTGCAATAGGATATACGTTTACCATTATGGGTATTTTAATTTTACTATCAATGTTGGTCGGATGTGATGAAGACAGACGATGTAAAACATGGAATTGTAAATCTTGGGATGGTGGTGGTAATATAGAGTATATAGAAGTAGATTCACCTAACCAACAACTTTACCAATACTGTGAATGTATAGAGAATTTTGATAGAACTTGGGTAGTAGATTAAAAATAAATAGAAAATGGGATTAAAAAAGAAATACAAAAGAGAGTATGGTGAATTGATTGCCGCTCTTATTAAAGATGGTAGACCAACTGCAGTATTGGAAGTAAAGGTAATAGAAACATCTAAGATGAAGGGTTACTTAATTTATGAATGTTCTTACATTGATAGCGGTACTGTTAAAGTATCCAATATTATTGCTAGAGATATATCGGATGCAATGGATAAGCTAGAACCACTACTAGGGTCAGGTATCCCATCATCAACTGTAAATTATGTATTAGGAAGTAAAACGTTACATACTCCGATTGAAATCCAAACAGATTCATCCGATAAATAGAATGGGAGGCCCGAAACGAAGATATGTACCTCTCATTGATGTACTAAAGAAATTAGATGACCATCAGATTTGGAAGACGTATCATACGGTAGAAATTTTAATTGGGTCAATAGAAAGTATTAATCACATAAACAATATAATAGAGAATTATGGCAAACCACATGGAAACTTACGTTCGGATTAAGAATGGGGATATAAACGTAGCAAAGAAATTAAAAGAAATATTCACACCAATTGATGGTGAGTATGAGACCGATGCACATCTGTTGGTAAATCGAATCTATGATAATCCACCAGAAGATGCCGATAGAAGTTGGATGATTGATAAGGTTGGTGCTAAGTGGATGTGCTCTGAGTTTGAATACGATGATGAGTGTGAACACATGTATCTAAGGTTAACATCAGCATGGAGTGTGCCTCAATACTTCTTAGAACGATTAGCAAAAGTTTTGTCTGATATAAAAGAAGATTGTTATATCGTAGGTACATATGAAGACGAGGGGCTTGACCCAATAGGTGCATTCGTTTACGCAAAGGATTATGATGATATCGAAGATTATGATGAAGATATTGATTATGATAAAGTGTGGGATGATGATGAGTATCGGGATGACCTTTACGAAAAAAACTATCAATTACAAAACGGATTAGAAGAATGTTATATGGAGTATTTAAAAGATGAAAATACAGAAACGTAAAATGAGTATATCAATGGAATACATATGGGCACAGTTATACATACTGCCATTCGTAAAGGTTACCCATACTAGAGTACTTAATGGTGATTACGAATTACTAATCGGATGGTTGAAGTGGCGACTCGCTATAACAATTTAACATTTTTTAACATTAGAGGTTTGGTTATTCCAAGCCTTTTTTGTATCTTTACTTTATAAAAGAAAATAAGATATGGCTTATAATAAATTCCGTTGGTTCACATCTGGTAAGTACCGCAAGAAACCACTTAAATCAAATGCACCATTATTACTAAAGATTCGTAATGGTGATTTTGAATCATCACCTTTCTTTAGAGAGGCAGATGATAATCGTAAGTTATATCATACGATGTATGATAACTATATGAATACATCACCAATAAAAAATCTTAAAGATAAAGAGCATGAAGCTCATCAATGTGCTAAGATGAAACGAATCAAAGAACAGAAGTTGTTGGAGAAGGGTGTAGAAGAAGAACAGATGAGATTGAACAAACTAAAGATAGAATTAGAAAAAGAGTTTGGTAAATGTCTTTGGGACAAATCACTAGAACGTCAGAGGGGTAAGGGTGCTACTGAAGATTTATATTGGTGGTATAAGAAGCAATGTAAGATGGGGTATACTCCATCAGAACTTGCAATTAGATTAGGTAGAAAAACAACTAAAGGATTAAAGTAATATGAAGTACGACCCTAATAACGAACTAAGTGAATCCGAACAATCTGCTCTATCTGAAGATGAGTTTTTTGATTACTTAGATTCTAAAGCAAAGTATCTAAACCAATTCACCAAACCATTGGGTGAGTACCATACAAAACGATATGCAACACTTGCAGCAGAAGCACAGAATAGACAATTAACTGAAAAGGAATTTAATACTGCTAAAAAAATTGGCAAGGAGGGTGATGTTATAAATCACCAACGTATTATTGATAAGATGAATGAGAAGGGTATGGTAGAGCCCTCAAAGCAAGTTAAGAATGTTAAAACAAATCGTTCACAATGGTTCGATTAAATTTGGTAGTTTAAAATATTATTCGTATATTTGTATTATAAATAAAAAAGATGAAGTGGGATACTGTACACATAAGTGATAAGATACATTATTTGAAAGATGTATTAATCAACTCAACTAAATATAAGAATGGAGATGAGGATATTTTAAATGCTCTAATCACAGGTTCTAATAATACATTTAGTGGTGATGTGGGATTTGAAATCCTACCCCATCATACGAGATTTATGAGAAAGTTATGGGATAAACACATAGTTACTCAGAAAGATAATACAATAATTAATAAAATAAAAAATGGATTATAAAGAAACACAAAAGCTTTTGGAGATACAATATCTCAAAGGTAGGTTGGATGAACTCTACAAAGGATTCGTTCCACATAATAACTCAACTCGTAGTAGAACCGTTGATAGCCGTATATCCAAATACGAAGATAAGTTAAAATCAATTGATGAGATTGCATACCACCTCTACATCGTAGAACGAACCAACATTCAGTTCTCTAAACGAAAGCAAGACAAGTTAATGATTAACTTATTAGAAGATACGTTAGAGTGTTTAGAGCCGGTACATGAAGAATTACAAGTTAGAATTTTAGAACAATTAAATAATCTTAAAAACTAAAGATGACGGAGCAAATAGAAGAGGTATTGATGGAAGCTAATGCATATGGTATCCGAAAAGAAGTGATTGAAGCAGGTAAAGTCATACGACATGATAACCCTAAGTTAACCCAATTAGAATCAATTGAACGTGCTTTCAAACAACTACTAAATAAAACTAAGTGAGTTACAAACCACTACCCGATTACTTAACAATCAAAGAAAGTAGAAACATATTGCTTGGATGATGGAATTGGTAGACATGTAGCACTTAAAATGCTATGAACAGTAATGTTCGTGCGGGTTCGATTCCCGCTCCAAGTACTAAAGAGAGGTAGTGAAGCTACAATGATATTAAAGCAGGTGATGAGATTACCTGCAAATATATATTTTATGACCCGTTGAATAAAAAGATTTTATGAGTGAACAAGAATTAATAAAATTAGGTTTTGAGAAGCAACTAGAAGAAGACTCGGACAATCCATTCTATTACTATACACTAGATATAACAACCGGATTAGCTTTTATTACTCAAGCAAATGATGAGGTGAAAGATGGAGAATGGGTTGCAGAAATATTTGAAGCTTCTGAGATTAAATTCAAAGATGTTAAGTTATTAACTGAACTAATTAATCTATTAAAATACAGTAAAAATGAAAATAAGTAAATACACAATATACGGACAGGTTTATCTCTTACCATTCATTAAGATAACTCATGATATATTTCTTAACGGAGAATATGAATTGATAGTAGGATGGGTTAATATAGGAATCTCATTATCATATAAACCAAAATAAGATATGAATAACTTAGATAAGCAATACCACAAGCTACTCGAAGATATTTTAGATATTGGAGTGGATAAGATGGATAGAACCGGCACAGGCACACTATCCGTTTTTGGAAGACAGATAACACACAATATGTCAGATGGGTTTCCTTTGTTAACTACAAAGAAGATGGCAGTTAAAACTATGATGACTGAACTAAAGTGGTTTTTAAAGGGAGATACTAACATCAAATATTTGGTAGATAATAATTGTAATATTTGGAATGGTGATGCTTATAAGAGATATGAAACGGAATTTGAAAAAGGTAATGCCCCCGGTGAAACTTTGCTAGTTCAGAGAGTAGAGGGTAAATCTACTAAAAGAAAATTCTCAATGGGGAAGTTTATTGCAATGATTCAACATGATGATGTGTTTGCTATGAAGTGGGGTGATTTAGGCCCTATCTACGGAAAGCAATGGAGACATTGGAATGGTTATGACCAAATCACAAACTTAATCAACGAACTAAAAACAAATCCAGATTCAAGACGATTAATGGTATCGGCTTGGAATGTAGGAGAGTTATCAGAAATGACACTTCCACCTTGTCATTATGGATTTCAAGTTTACACAAGAGAATTGAGTTTAGAAGAAAGAACTAAGATATTAGTTAAAAACTCAGAACAGAAAGATGTATTCTATGATAGATTTCAAAAGCTTATAATTGAAGAGGAAGAATTATTAGATTCTGAGAATATTCCAAAAAGAGAAATCTCCCTAATGTGGAATCAACGTTCAGTAGATACATTCTTAGGATTACCTTTCAACATAGCATCATATGGTTTGTTATTGGAGTTGTTAGCAAAAGAAGTTAATATGATTGCAGGTGGGTTGATTGGTAACTTAGGTGATACCCATCTATATCTTAATCATATTGAACAGGCAGAAGAACAATTAGACCGAGTTCCATTTGAACTACCTAAACTTAAACTATCTAATGTGGATATACTTAGTGGTGAGTTTAAAGCAGAATTGCTTGGTTACAGACACCATCCAAAAATTAAAGCATCTTTATCAAATTAAGACTTAACAATTTGTTAACATTGAAAGTTTGGTAATCCCAATCTTTTTTCGTACTTTAGTATTGTAATCATTAAGAGATATACAATATGAAAAATTATCAAGCAATTTTATTGGCAGCAGTAGGAATGGGAGTTGCACTCCTTACTATGAATGGAACAATTCAAAACCACATCCATTTTTCGGATGTTATTAACGAAGTGATATTTGCAATCATAGCGTTAATGAGTAGTTTATGTGGGTTACTATCCATAGATTATAAGAAACTAGTCAAAGGGTTACTTTAGATTGTTAATAACTATGTTAATAACTTTAACATATTTTAACATTAAATACTTGGTTATTCAAGTAAAATACCTTATCTTTACATAGTAAAGAGAGATAATTAGTAATAATGAGAAAAGATAAATATATGAGAGATAACACAAAATACAGTTCGTATTGGTTAAAAGATGACCTATTCGATGACACTACTTCTGATGATGTAATTGAGAATAAACAATCTAATTTACTTGCACTTTCGTCATACAAACGTGCCATTTCTAACTTCGTTAACATTGTAACAAATGAGAACATTAAAGTAACGTTTGATGAGCGTGGTGCTGATTCTTATACTGATGGTAAATCAGTTGTGATATCGGCTAAAATGGATGATAAAGAGTTTGACCCTACGGTTGGACTAGCCCTTCACGAAGGTTCACACATTAAGTTAACCAACTTTGATACGTTAGGAACAATCAACAATTATATTGGAAATGTAGTTGGGTATGAACTAATTACGGAACTGATGGAGAAACATTCTAAAGATGAGTTCCAAACTAAAAACTACATTAAAGATATCGTTAAGAACTTACTTAATGTTATCGAAGATAGACGAATTGATTACTATGTTTATTCTACTTCTCCTGGCTACAAAGGTTACTATCACTCTATGTATGATAAGTATTTCAACGCTAAGATTATCGATAAAGGACTTCAATCTTCTGAATATAGAGAAAATGATTGGGAATCTTATATGTTCCGTATTATCAATATCACTAACGAACATAGAGATTTAGATGCTCTTCCAGAACTGAGAGCAGTATGGGATATGTTGGATTTAAAAAACATACAAAGATTAACCAATACCGAAGAGTCTATGAAATTGGCTGCAAGTATTTTCAAACTGATTGAGAACTCACTTCCAGCTGACCAAAAACCAATTGAATCACCTAATGAGCAAGAAGGCGAAGGTGGTGGTACTGAGGGTGAACAATCTGAAGGTAGTGGTGCTGGTGGTGGTGGTGATAACTCCGATACCAATGGTACTGATAATACTGAAGGTAGTGGTGGTGAACCTAAAGATGGTTCTAATGATACTGATGATACCAACGGCGATGCTGATGGAGATGATACACAAAGTGGTTCTACTTCTTACAATCCAAATGGAGCAGGTGGTGATGGGTCTAACAATCAGATTGCTGATAACAAAGTGGAATCATCTGAAGGTGAGGGTCGTATGAGTGACCGACAAAAGAAACAATTAGATAATGCTATTAAGAAACAAAAAGATTTTCAAAATGGTGATATAAAAAAGAAGAAAGTATCTAAGAATGAAAACAAAAAAATAGAAACTTTAGCCAAGAGTGGTATCGAAGAAAAATTAGTTGGTGAGGGTTATAAATCTGCAGACTATTGGAGAAAGGACAAGAAAATCCCAGTAATGATTATTAGAAACTTCACTAAGCAATTGGCAGAGTCTAATACCATTAATATGTTATCAACGTGGGAGTATCGATGTGCTGATAACCAAGCGCCTGTCAATAAAGGTATTCAAATCGGTACTATGTTGGGTCGTAAGTTGAAACTTCGTTCTGAGGAACGTTCGTTAACTACACCTCGTATGAAGAATGGTAAAATATCAGGTCGATTGTTGCATGAGTTGGGTATGGGTAATACAAATGTGTTTGACCAAATTGTGGTTGATAAGCACAGTCCCGCACTAGTTCACATTTCAATTGATGCTAGTTCTTCAATGGGTGGTAAAAAATGGAGTAACTCACAAACTGCAGCTGTTGCAATTGCAAAAGCCGCTTCAATGACTCCTAATTTAAATGTGGTTATTTCATATAGAAGTATCCAACACAATGGGGGTACAAATGGGAATGTTCAACCACTTATGTTAATCGCTTACGATTCTCGTACTGATAAGTTTTCTAAGATTCAACAATTGTTTCAATATCTTAACCCATGTGGAACTACACCTGAGGGTTTGTGTTTTGAATCTATCTTAGACGAAATCACCAAAACGAGTAAAGGCATTGATTCTTACTTTATTAACTTTTCAGATGGGTATCCCGGCTTCTCCAATTCAGATATGGATTACTACGGTGCAGGTGCTATAGCACATACGTCAACCCAAGTTAAGAAAATGCAAATGGCAGGAGTTAAGGTTTTATCTTACTTTATTGAAGAGGGCAATTGGGGTCACGCAATGGAAAGTTTTAAAGAAATGTATGGTAAGTCTGCTGAGAACGTAAATGTTACTTCTGTAATACCATTAACTAAGACGTTAAACAAATTATTTCAGTAAATTGTTAATAACTTTTTAAAATAAGTGTTAAAACATTAGGTTATTAAGGATATTAATCGTATCTTTATTATGTAATAAAAAAGATGAGTTATATGAAAGGAAGAAAAACAATTGAAGTATCTACGATGGTAGAATGGGCCAATTTACAATTGGGTAGAACTGATGATTATGCTGATGTAGGATTTAAGAGTGGTATCTCTACTATGGTAGAAAGGGTGCTCTTTAACTCTAAGAACTACAATGGATTTCAGTTTATTAATAATGATGATTCAGAGGTAGGTACTGTTGGTTATTACTCTCGCTACTATACTCTACCAAAGACTTAACAATTTGTTAACATTGAAAGTTTGGTAAATCAAAATAATTGTCGTACATTAGTAAGGTAATAAGGGGTTAAGGTTTAACCCAATTAAAAATTAAAAAATAGTTATATATGAAAGCACAGAGATTTGTATTTTGTAAAGTTGTTCGAAATGAGAACAAAGAGTTAATATTGGTTGATTCCAATGGTGTTGAATTTTTAGTTCCTCAACTTAATGAGGGTGGTAGTTCTCTTTATAAGAGAGCAGTAGCAGCTGCTAACAACCCCACTAAGTACTGTTTTAAGGTACGTGTGAGTGGTAACCTTACAGAAGGTTCAATTGAGTTTGGGCGAGTGCCAGGTGAGAAGTTTAACGGCGCTGAGCCTGTTGGGAATTTCAACAAACCAAATGGTGGGTTGGAACAATACCAAATGAAAGTGAGTCCCCAACCATCTGCAGTTGTCGATAAACCAATGGAAGAGGATTTCCTAAAGTTTATACACAATGAATCTAAAGATTTAAAACCACAGATGTTGTTTATGAATGAACTGAAGTGGAAGTATCTTATCCGTAATATCATTAGAGGTAAGAACATTATGATGACCGGCCCTGCTGGTTGTGGTAAGACAATGGCTGCCAAAGCCGCTGCTAATTCAATCGAAGGTTACTCTATGGAAATCTTTAACTTAGGTTCTACACAAGACCCTAGAGCTACGTTAATCGGTAATACTCAGTTCGATACTAAGAAAGGTACTGTGTTCTCTCCTTCACCATTTGTGAAAGCTATCCAAACTCCAAATACAGTTATTGTATTGGATGAGATTAGTAGAGCACACCCTGAGGCTCACAACATTCTGATGAGTGTTTTAGATGCGGGTCAAAGATACCTAAGATTAGATGAGGCTGCTGATTCTCCAATTGTAAAAGTTGCTGATGGTGTTTCCTTTATTGCATCTGCAAACATTGGTAATGAATATACCGCAACACGTCAATTGGATAGAGCGATTGTTGACCGATTTACAATTATTGAAATGGATACTTTGATTAAAGATGAAGAATCATCTCTACTTCAAATGATGTATCCATCAGTTGATATTAAGTTAATCAATTCAGTTGCAGAGATTACTTCAATGACTCGTAGTGAGGTTAAGAAAGAAACTCCTAACTTATCTAATTCACTTTCAACTAGAACTGCAGTTGAGATTGGTTCTTTACTCTACGATGGATTTACAATAGCGGAAGCTGCTGAGATTACCATCTACCCATTATTTGATGATGCGGGTGGAGCACAATCAGAACGAACTTACATTCGTCAGTTTGTCCAAAAGTTTGTCGGTTCAACTGAAGAAGAAAATCTTTTCAATGTAGAAGATGATTCTAAGTTAGATAACCCATTTTAATAATTATTCTTAATTGTAATCCAAATGACTTCTGCTAAATTAGGTAGAAGTTTATTTGGAAATTAAGAAATAATTTCGTATATTAGTAAAAATATTATTATGAAAACAGAAAAATTAATTATAGATTCCATATTAGACACACTTGTCGATGGGGGTTTCTTTGACAACGAATGGATTGATGAAGCAAAGTTCAGACCTCGTTTTAGAAAATCCGCTCTAACAATAGTAAAGAAAGATTTAGGAACTTCATTTGAAAAGTTATTCGATTTGGCTGAACAGATTTCGAAAGAAATTATATTAGAAAATATAGATTCCACTATGGGTAGTTTGATGGATAAGGGGTTAGTCGAATCCGTTACAACTAAAGATGGTGAGTCGGGTTATAGATTAAATCAAAATACAAATACATAAAATTATGAGTGAAGACATTGATAAAAAAAATCCAATACCAGGATTAGGTCATACGATGACCCCCCATTCAGATGTATCTCAAGAAGAGATAGAGGCACTACAAGCTGCAGCAAAAGAAATGGAAGAGTACTTATCCGAACCATCCAATGAGTGGTGTGAAATGGATGATACTTATTACACCCACCTCAGAGAGAGATTCGGCAAAGGTGTAGATGAGATTGGGCCTCGAACCTTTAAGCAGTTCCAAAATGATTTCTTACCAATTCAAATGATGGTAATCCCAGCAGGTAGACAGCATGATGGTGAAGAGGTAGTATCTTATTACCACATCATAGCAGAAGATATGGAAGCTGGTGAGTGTAACGGTTCGCATGAACTTATCACCGAACAAGAATTAGAAAACAAGTATAACATTAAATATAACAATTAAAATCAAAACAATTAAAATCAAAACAATTATGAAGTATTATATCGCAAAAGTAAAAGTAGTAACTACAGATGACAAAGGTAGACAAAAGAAAATGGTAGAACAATATTGTGTTCACGCAGTATCCGTAACAGACGCAGAAGCAAAGGTGCATGGAGAGTTTAAGAACGATGGTTTAGAGTTTGAAGTAACTCACGTTAATGAAACTAAAATTATTAAAGTTATATCTTAGTATATGAGTTATTCAATTGGCTCTACTGTAGTCGTAAGAGTATTTAAAGGTTTTCAAGTGGGTAATGTTATCGATAAGATGCCCACTAAAACTGATGTTAAGTACATAGTGGAAATGGAAAATGGTAATGTGCATGAGAATGTGTTTGTCGATATAAAAGAAGCAGACGCGTCTATAGATAGTAATATTACAACATCATTTATAAACTCCAAAGATAATGGATAGTAAAGAATTTAATCGTATAAAACGAAGAGTAATAAAGAAGTATCCAAAAGCAGAAACTCGTATTAATAACGATGGGTTATTCTTTGTTGGAACGGGTACAGAGGAGTCAGTAGTTTCTCAATATATGATACCACCACAAACCACAGTAACAAACGCGTGGTTATTGGTTAGTGAGACTATGAAGGTTCATCAGAATATTGAAAGAACAAATCCGAAGCGAATGGATAGTATTTCTTTTGAGAAAAAGTTTAATCGGATTTCTAATAGAAATAAGAAACGATAAGTAGTTTCATTAAAGATAGTTTCATATTTATTGTAAACAATTAAACAATTAAATACAATATTATGACGCAATCATATGGAAAGCCGAGAGGTAGAGTAAATCAAGGAGGAGCAACTCACGAAAAGGATAGAGAACGACTTGCCAAGTTAGGTAAGAATTATAATTCAATAGACTTCACAATGAGCGATTCACTAAAAGATTATAACTTTTCTGATAAATCAGTACCAATTGGCACATTAGAAGTTGGGAGAACAACAATAGAACTAACATGGTCAGAATGTAATAAGGTTATGGAAATTCTAAAAGACGCACAAACAACACATAGACAAAAGATAAAGTTGGGGATGTTTTAATCTATGGAAACGTCTGAATTCTTTAAACAACTTGGATTAGGAGACCCAGATATGGAGAAAGCCCGAGAGTGGGTTTCCTATTCTAAGTTTGAAGAATCAGTACCAAGCGTATTAACATTATCTGAATTTGTTGATACTGTATTAAAACATACAGTTAAGGTTGATGCTAAACCACATCTATGGTTTTCGGAAAAGTATATGATAGGTAGGTATCTACATTCAGAAACTCCGGCTACTGATGAGTATGTTGAGCAGTTTGATAATAAAATAAAATTGTTAAAATCAAAACTAGCACTACATACTTATTTTGAATGTGAACACATACAAAAATTCTTAGATATTCTGACAGACCAAATACATACCACTAGGCATGTATTCAAAAAGGAGGTTTTAGAATATTTAAACGAATTGTATAAACAAAAGGTTAAGTAATCCATATTTATATACAGATGAAGATAGATGAAATTAAACAGCCATTTAAAGATAGGATACTAGAAATCTTAAAATCAGAAAGTAATTCTGATAGTAGACTTATCAAATTAAAAATGTATATGTTGAATGAGGATTATTTCAAATCATTCAAAGTAGATGCTGCATGGCTCGCATACGAAATTAACAAAAACCATTCTTCATAAAAAAGGGTAAATATGTCTAACGATGAATATTGGGATGAATCTGAATTTGGTTTTTTTGAAACATTAGAAGACGAAGATAAATTACTATACCTATACGACCTAATGATTGGTGACTTCGTACATGAGTATGTTGGTAATGGTATTGAAGATGTGTTTGAAATTGATTTTGAAGAAGAACCGTTAGAACCAATACATCAGAATGTGACTGTTTCATTTGATGATACCGGTAATATAGTGTTCGCTGGTTCTAATGTTATGTTGTTACGAAAAGTTGCAACTGATATGATAATGAACGGTCTTATATTACAAAACTCCCAACTATCGTTTGAGGATGATGCTGTTAAACTAACATATGAACTCGTTGGTAAGTCAGAGGCAATATCACTTAACTGACACCTCGTCAGTATTGTTATGACATTATGTCATACACACCCCTTCGGTATACTATTTGAATATACCTTACTAAATTATAAACTAAAAAAAAGTTATTATGAATTACAATGCAAACACACTATTTGATAGGTTACTATATGCTAACAATATTAGCCAATCACAAAAAAATACCATCAACTCACGCCATATGAATATATCAGATGATGGGGTATTGAATATGGAATTCGATGTACCTGGTTTCTCCAAAAATACAATTACAATCAAATCCGTTGGAAACCGATTGTTTATTAATGGAGAAACTAGCGACCGAACACTTAACAAAGAGTATAAAATAGAACAGAAGTGGAATGCGGATGCCACGACTGCTAAAGTTTTGGATGGGGTACTTACTATCTCAATACCACCTTTAGAAGAATCTGATAAGAGGGTAAAAACAATATCAGTTAAATAATGTTATGTAAAGAAGTTATAAATATATCAGATACGTTGTACATTGTTCTAAGGAAAATCAGAATTTCAGATAGACCCATTGTAGATACGTGGAGAGAACATTTGAGAGTGGATATGGTTTTTAAAAAAGAACCCTATTTCTATTTCTGTGAAGAAATTGTAGATGTTGAATTTACAGAGGAAGTATAATACTATTTGATTAATAAAGGGGATATAAGCTATCCCCTTTTTTTATGTCCAAAACTTAACAATTTGGTAACATTGAAATTTGGAAATATGGAATTAATTCCGTATCTTTATTATGTAATAAAAAGATTAAAGTTATGAGAAAATTAGATAATTGGTTTGGTGGAAATCCAATAGAACAGATAGATAAGATAATAAGTGAAATGTCCGCTCATGCAGATAAAGCTGGTAAGGTTGTAGATTGTGGTGTTTGTAAGAATACCAAAATTCAAAATGGACATACGTGTAATGTATGTAAGTAATTAATAGTTAAACATAAAAAATAAACAATATGCAGAATTTAGGATACGCGTGTATCAATATGACATTGGGTTCGCAGAAACCCAAAATTACTACTAATCGTAGTATGATTAAAAAAACATTTAAAGAAAGGGGTATGTCTTATGCCTCTGAATTAGGGTTACATAATTGTAGAGATTTAATTGAGATTATCAAATGGAATCATAAGAATGGTATCAACTTCTTTAGGTTGAGTTCTGATTTGTTTCCTTGGGCTTCTGAGTACAATCTAAAAGATTTACCACATTATACTCGTATCAAAACTCTATTAGCAGGGGCAGGTCATCTTGCACAGACATATGGTCAACGTATCACATCACATCCTGGCCCTTTCAATGTGTTGGTATCGCCAAGAGAACACGTTGTAGAAAATACTATTACTGATTTGACTACACATGGTGAGGTGTTTGATTTGTTAGGTTTATCTCGCACTCCTTACAATAAGCTGAATATACATTGTAATGGTGTGTATGGTGATAAGATTTCCGCTATGGATAGATTCTGTAAGAACTTTGAAAGACTTCCTGAGTCAGTTAGAACACGTTTAACGGTAGAGAACGATGATAAGGGTAGTATGTACTCAGTAAAAGATTTAATGTACATACATGAGAGAATTGGAATCCCAATTGTTTTTGATTATCACCATCATAAATTCTGTACAGGTGGTTTAACTGAAGAAGAAGCTCTGAGATTAGCAGTTAGTACTTGGGGTGATATCAAACCTGTAGTTCATTATTCAGAATCTAAATCATTACATGAAAATAATGATAAGATAAAACCACAAGCACATTCAGATTACATTAGTAGTGTTCCTAATACTTATGGTTTGGATGTAGATGTAATGGTGGAGGCAAAAGCTAAAGAACTCTCAATCTTAGAGTACATTCAGACGAATGTATAGTATCCCCTTTAGCTTGTTTTAAGATTAATTATTATTATTTTAATACTTATTGTTATAGGTTATTAGGTTGTTATCAAGCTAATTACTTATTACTTATTTAATAATAGTTGTAAATAAATACAGAACTGAAAGTTAATAAAACTAATTATAGGAAAATAATATGAAGATTGTTAATAACTTTTTCTCAAGAAGAAATGCATTTGGGTTTCTAATGATATTGTCAACACTATCTTTAGCAAGTACAGCCGCATATTATTCGGTGTTTGGTCTTAGTTCATTATTTGCTGGAGCAAAAACTGAAGTCATCATTATGGCAACTGCGTTGGAGTTCGCTAAATTAATTGTAGCATCATATCTACATAACAATTGGGATAAGATTGGTTGGATTTTAAAATCATACCTAACATTGGGTGTGGGTATCTTAATGATAATCACGTCAGCAGGTATATATGGATTTTTAACATCAGCATATCAAACTACTGCAGACCAATTAACTATTATAGACAAACAAACTGAAGTAGTTGAAATGAAAAGAGACCGTTTCTCTGAATCATTAGATGGGTATAAGATTGAGCGAACTCAATTAAACTCATCTATTACAGAACTTACTAAGGGGTTGTCTAATAACACCATACAGTACAAAGACAAGGAGACTGGTGAGATTATAACAACTACATCATCTTCCACAAGAAGAGTCCTTACATCTCAGTTAAATGATATGAAAGAAGAACGTAATAAGGTTTCTATAAAGATGGAATCACTTACAGATTCAATTACTTCTTTAGATTTAAAAGTATTGGATATGGAATCTAATAACGAAGTTGCAGCTGAGATTGGGCCTCTAAGATATATGGCTGAGATTACAAACAAACCAATGGCAACTATTGTAAATTGGTTTACTTTATTAATCGTATGTGTATTCGACCCATTAGCAATTGCTATGGTACTTGCCGTAAATAAATTCATTGGTAGAAAAGAAGAAGATGATGTGGAGGATTATTATACCATACGAAACAGAGTGGTACATGAGCATACAATGAAATCCCAACGTAAGAATCAAGAAGAAATGATTAAGAAGAACGAAGAGATTCTTGCCAATCATAACACTTCTGATAGTTTCGAAGTTGAAGATTCTGAAGGGACTGTAGAAGTATACCCTAAAGATGAAGAAATACTTGCTTCCAAAAAAGTAAATAAAAAGAAAATATACGGTGGTCTTTCAAAACCATATAGTGATTCTCTTACACCTGATGAAACTAATGTAAAATAAATTTGGATTATCCAAATGTTTTTTGTATATTTGTTATTAACAAACATAAAAACTTAAAAGATAGTATGGGTGATTTATATAATAGTGGTAGAAATACAACTGAAGGTGATATCGATGTAACGTATAATAGTGACTCAAAGGAAAAGGATAAATACTTTCAGGAGTTTAGAGAGTTTGATTATGGTATTGATATTAAAGATAATATTATATTAATCCAAGATGATATATCGGCTGGATTAACATTTGATATTATTTCAAAGGTACGATTACTTAGAAAGATTAATCCAGAACTAAAATCAATAACCATTCTATTAAATTCGGGTGGTGGTGATGTTGTGGAAACATTAGGATTAATAGATTATATCCGAAGCCTAAACCAAAGTGATGGAATTAAAACTAACATAGTTTGTAGAGGTATGGCAATGAGTGCAGCTGCACTACTATTAGCAGCAGGAACTGGTCTTAGAGCAGCATCCAAACATTCTAAAATAATGGTACACCAATTATCATCTTACGCAGCAGGTAAGTTATCTGATTTAAAATCGAATGCTAAGTTTGCTGAATCATTGGAGAATGATTGTAATAACATTATGGCTGAATGTACGAATAAAGATAAACAATGGTGGTCTGATAACCAACAAAACGATTACTTCCTAAACTCAGAGGAAGCATTAGAATTAGGAATTATAAATAAAATCATATAAAACAAAAAAGTTATGGAATACACATACAGACCTTTAGGGGATAGAGTTGTCGTAAAAATCGTAAAACGACATGATGAAAAAACAACAGGTGGTTTATACAAGCCATCTGGTTCAGACACCACAATGATGGGTGAAGTTGTAGCAGTTGGAAGTGGATTATTCACTCATTCGGGTGCAGTAATCCCTATGAGTACAAAAGTAGGTGATGTAGTTCTTTTAGATGGGACTGGATTTAAACACAAGAATGGTAAAGAAACATACAACATTTATAGAGAGAGTGAATTCTTATCTATATTAGACGAAACTAATACCAATTCGTAATCACTATCATCCAACACATTGATAATCAGTTAGTTAACAATAAAAAATAAAAAGTTATGATACATATTTTAGATGAAAATCAAATTGCAGAGAACTACGAAAGGTTCAGAAAGCTAATTAATCAAACCTTTGAAGGTGAGAGATTAGAGAAGTTAAACACAATGTATGACCATATAGAGAATAGAATAATTCTCACACCGGCATCATCCATTGAACATTTCCACAATGCGTTTGCAGGTGGTTATATTGACCACATTCTACGAGTTACTAGAAACGCTTTGAAGTTATACGACCTGTATGAATCACTTGGGATGTCTTTAAATTTTGATAAACAAACATTAATCTTTACAGCACTTCATCATGATTTAGGAAAAGTTGGTAATCATGAAGAAAGTTGGTATATCCCAAATGACTCACAATGGCACATTGAAAATCAGGGTAAGATTTACAAAACAAATCCAAATATGAATTGGATGGACACAACTGATAGAACATTTTGGTTATTAAATCACTATGGAGTTAAGATATCTGAAACTGAATACATTGGTATAAAGTTAACAGATGGGTTGTATGTTGATAGCAATAAGGATTATCTTATAACGTGGAATAAAGACCATAAGTTAAAGACAGAGCTACCAACAATAATGCATCAGGCAGATATGATTGCAGCAAACTTCGAACGAGATAGAGTCATAAACTCTGATAAGAAAGTTGAATCTAAAAGTGTAGGTGGTAGGCCAACTAAGAAAGCAAAGTTAGAAAATGTAAAAATGCCGGATAAGATTGATTTTAAATCTATCTTTGGTGAAACAGAGGAAGTATAGTTATGGAATTATTATTCATAGTAATATTGTCAGTTTTAACCTTACTATTAGGATACGGAACATATAATTTACTTCGTAAGAATGAAGCACTAGAAGATGAATTGGATAATTCAGACGCATACATTCAGTCGGTTTATGGCTCAATGAAAAACGCATACGATAGAATGATAAAAATTGATAGATTGGGTTCATTTGAATCTGACGATGAAAGTGGATATATCTTTGATGAGATAAAGTCTTCAATAGAAAACCTAAACGAAAAATATAATTTAGATGCCGAGGAAGAAAAAAAGTAAAAGATATTTCACACAAATAACAGAAATAGCTATAAACGCGTACAATGAGTCTGATGACCAAGTATTAAAGAATAAAATTTATAATAGGTTTATTCATTACCCATTTGATAAAATGGCGGAGAATGTAATTCATACTTACAAAACATATTACTTTGATGTACCATACGAAGATGTAAAAGCAAATGTAGTTGCATTTCTTAATGAAAAGATTCACAAATTTAATGGGGAAAATGGTAGAGCATTCTCATATTTTACAGTTGTTGCTAGAAATTGGTTATTTAATGAAAACAACGCCAACTATGCCCGAATGAAAACTAGAGATGATTTAACAAAAGTAGACACATCTCGTAATATAACTAATGAAATTTCTGCTGAATCATTACGGGAATCTAAATCAGATTTCATAGACCACTACTGTGAATATATTGACCACAATTTAGATACACTATTCCTAAAAGATAGAGATAAAGCAATTGCAGATTCTGTAAATGAGTTATTTAAAAATAGATTAGACCTATATTCATATAATAAGAAAGCACTTTACATACTTATTAGAGAAAGAACTGGTGTTCATACTCAATATATAACAAAAGTAGTTGGTAAAATGAAAAGTATTTATCTTCAACTTTATACTGAGTACAATAAGACAGGCCATGTCAAATTAGATTATGAGTTAAAGGAAAAGAATGGATAAAGATACTGAATTATTTAAAGGAAAAACCTTTGCGGATATTATGTCTGATGTTTATAACAACTCAAAAAAGAAAGATAGGCAACTAAAACTACTTATAGCTCAGTTAGAACCATTAGTTAAGAACCTACAAGATGCAACTGTTGTAGTTCCTTTGATTAAGGAATATATGGAAGTATCAGTAAAGAACGATGACCAAATAGTAAAACTTGCAGCAATAGTTCAACGCATGATGAAAGATGCTAATTCTGATGATGGGAGCGGAGGTCTTGGTTTAAGTGATGATGAGAAGAAACAACTTTTAGCAAATGCAAAAGCAATTGATGAGAAAATAGATTCTCTTCAAAACGAAGGAGATGAGTAATGGCAGGAATTGAAACTGGCACAGTACAAAAAATAAATTTAAAAGATGATGATGTAAATGAAGTTTATTCTATAGAGGTTGTAACTAGAAGTTCATCGATGACATTTGTAGTTGTATATCCATTAGATACTAATATAAAACGAATACCAATTGTTGGTGAGCAAGTTATTATACTTACATCACAATCACCTGATGGTGCTCCAAATAAAATTGCAAAAAAACGATATTATTTAAACCCAACTTCTACTCAACAAAATGTACACAACAACGCATTACCAAAAGCAACGATTGGCAAATCTTCCACATCGGGTGGTGACTATGGAGATACTTCTGCAGGAAACCCCAATACATCTGGTGGTGAATCTGATGCCGACTTAGGTGATGGGTTTGTTGAAAGAACTGATGTGGGTTCATTACAACCATTCTTAGGTGATGTATTAATAGAAGGTAGGTTTGGACATTCTTTACGATTCGGATACTCCCCAACAGAAGCAGACACAACAGAAGACCCATCATGGGAATCTTCAACAGTAGAAGACCCAATTACTATTTTAAGTAATGGTAGAAAAAGTGGTGGTAGTTATAATAAATTTATTATTGAAAGTGCTGATGATGACCTATCATCAATATACCTAACCTCATCACAAAAAATATCTTTAAAAACATCTCAAACAAATTTAGGAATGGGTGTTGATGTTCAATCTAAATTTGACAAACCATCTGTTATAATAACATCTGATAGAATTTTATTGGATTCAAAATCCGATTATGTTATATTATCAGGCGCAAAGGATATTATAAATGCAACACCATCATGGGCAATGGAGATGGATAAGATGTTTACAATATTAGAAGGACTTATTCAACAAGTAGCAGATTTAACTGCAGGTACTGCTACATTCGCGACAGGCGTAGGCCCAACTGGCCCTGCAACAAACGTAGCAGATGTTCAAAAATTATTAACCGATTTAAAATTAATGGCTCAATAAATGCCTGTATTATTCCCATCATTTCAATCAACGGTAGCACCTTACTTAGACGCACCAATCGAAAAAACAGAAGCAGATACTGCTAAGATTATTGCAGATGCGTATGGGGTATCTGTTGCTAGTGCAATGATTACATTAATTCCAGGCTCATCAATCATATCAGCACCTCCGACTAAACCAATTGAAGATGCTATATTAGATACCTTCAATCAGATAAAAGATTCCGAAGGCCCACCGACCCCACCTATGTTTTTAAAATGGGCAACTGAGACTGTAAAGTATTGGGCGGGGGTTACATGGACACCAGTACCACCACCACCAGGATATGTATCACCAACATCAGGTGTTACGGTTCTAACAGGTGGAACTCCATCACCATTAGATGTGGGTTTGTGGGGTGCGTTTAACAATCCGCCATCACCAACACCAATGGGTAATATTATATGTGGTAAGCTGATAGTAGCATTCACAACACATCTACTAACTGTAAATGGATTATATAATGGATTAATCCCAGCAGCACCATCACCAATACCGGGCCCACCTTTTCCTTGGATGGGTGTATCGTAAAACAAAACAATTTGATATTTATATAAAAGTATATTATTATGAAGGCAAAAGAATTAGCACAATTATTGGAAGTTATCGTAAGAAAGGTAGTTAGAGAAGAACTAAAACCTATAATTACGGAAGTTAGAAACGCGTCCAAGCCAATTATAAAAGAAACAAAATCTAAACCTAAAAAGGTTAAAGACCCATTGGATATAAACATATCTGATATTTTAAAAGAAGAACGTACAGTAACCCCATCTAAACCAAAAACATTTGTAAAGAATCCGCTGTTAAATGATATGTTAAACGAAACAATGAATGATGGTGAGTGGAGAAATATGGATGCTCAGTTTGGGTCTAACCAAGCACAAGGATTTATGACTGCAAACTCCAACACAATAGCACCGGCAGTAGATATAGATGGTAGACCCGTTGATACTAATAATGAAGAAGTTGCAAACGTTATGGGTGCAATGACAAAAGATTATTCAGCATTAATGAAAGCGATTGATAAGAAAAAGGGAAGATAACAAATGGCTAAACCACGAAAAGAATATTCGTATCAAACTTTAGATTTACAACCCGATGTCGCAGTCGGCATTACCTTACCATTCGGTAGTAGTAAGGGATTGTTTACTTTAAGTTATACAACTGAAGAGCAATCCATATCCAACTTAAAAAATTTATTACTAACTAGAAAAGGCGAACGTCCATTTGTTCCTGAGTTTGGGTCTGGTGTATATTCTTTAATGTTTGAACAAATAGGAGCTGATTTATCAGACAGTCTTACGGAATCCATCACAGAAGATATTAATTTCTGGCTACCATACATAGTTATTGATGACATTAATATTGAAGTAATAGAAGATAGAAACTATGTTCAAATTCAATTATCATATAGGGTAACAGAGGATGGTGTAAATCGACAAATTATTATGTATGTAGATAACGCAGGTTCAGCAACAATAGAATAGGTATATTATGGCAAAAAAAGCTAACAACGACTTAGTACAAAAGGATGTATCTTTAGTAGGTAGAGACTTCGGTGAATTTAGAAAAAATCTAATTGATTTTTCTAAAACATACTTCCCAAATACATATAATGATTTTAACGAATCATCTCCTGGTATGATGTTCATTGAGATGGCATCTTATGTTGGTGATGTTCTATCATTTTATACAGATACCCAACTAAGAGAATCATTAATAACAACTGCAGAAGAAAATAGTAACTTATTTAATATTGCTGCAGCATATGGGTATAAAGCCAAAAACTATGTACCTGCAACTGTTACTATGGATGTGTTTCAATTAGTACCATCTACTGGAACTGGTAATAATGTAAAACCTGATTTTACTTATGCAATGATTATTTCCGATGGTATGTCAATCGGCTCAACTGATAATAGTGATGTTAGTTTTATAGCACAAGGTCAATTAGACTTTTCATTCTCATCTTCACTAAGCCCAACTGAGGTGACCGTTTATCAAATAGATGAAAATACAAATGCGCCAGTTTATTATTTATTAAAGAAACAAATTAAAGCATCAAGTGGTGCTATTAAAACAAAAGAATATTCTTTTGAAAGTCCAAAGATTTATGATAAAATAAAATTGGAAGATGAGAATTTTATTAGAATTAAAAGTATAACTGATTCAGATAACGATAAGTGGACTGAAGTTCCGTATCTCGCACAAGACACAGTATTTGAGCAAATAGAAAACAACGAAGATAACTCAACACAATTTTCACAATTCTCAGATGATACCCCATATCTTTTAGAATTAAATAGAGTACCAAAACGATTTATAACAAAAATTGAAGATAGAGGTGTGGTGACAGTTCAATTTGGAGCAGGTGTATCTGCTAATGCAGATGAAGAGATTATACCAAATCCAGATAACGTTGGTTCTGCTCTATATGGAGTCGTTGGCGATTTAGACCAGGGAATCGACCCATCTAATTTTTTATATACTAAAACATATGGTGTCGCCCCATCTAATACAACGTTAACGGTTGAGTATTTAGTTGGTAATGGTATCGCAGATAATGTACCAGCAAAAGACTTAGTAACTGTTATTTCATCTACCCAAACATTTGCAAATGAACGCAATTTAGATACATCACTTGTAAACTTTGTTAGAAACTCTATAGCAGTAACAAACCCAGAACCAGCACGAGGAGCACGTAGTGAAGAATCTATGGATGAGATTCGTAACAATGCAATGTCATTCTTTGCAGCTCAAAATAGAACTGTAAGTAGAGAAGATTATATTATGAGATGTTATGCACTACCACCACAGTTTGGTTCAGTAGCAAAAGCATACATACTACAAGATTATCAAATTGAAAATAAAAAAAGTAATGGTGAACCAATCACATCTGAAATACCGAACCCATTAGCACTAAACTTATACACATTGGGTTACAATGATACCAATCATTTAGTACCACTAAACGCCGCAACAAAAAATAATCTAAAAACATATATTTCATATT